TGGTTGCGAACCAGCAAAACTGCGTGCCGGGGATCGCGCCGGGGAGAGCAACGCCCGCACCGCCAGCCGTGCTGAAAGTGTAAACCGTGCTGCCGAACAGCGCATAGAAGGTGCCACGAACCAGTATGCCGCCGCGATAGAGGCCCGTTGGCGTGGTGCCCCATGTGTTGAGGCCGGGCACGCGCCAATAGGCATTTGCCTTGCCTGCGGTCTGCGCCAAGGTTTCCGGGTAGCAATTAATCAGCCGTCCCCCGCTCACATGCGGGTGTTGGCCCGGTGTCGTGAGCATCGGAAACGGAACGTCGGTCATTAGAAGAAGTGCGCCTCGACAGGTTCATAGGTCGGCGTTTGCGCGATCAGATAGCGCAAGCGTTGTTCGATCCGCTCCACTGCGCTGTAATCGATATTGGCGCTCGAAAACTGGCTGGCCGCAAACATCGCGGTTAGGATCGACACGCTTTCGAAGGCAATCGCTGGCACGTCGTCGCGATCAGGGATGACGATGATCTTGGCGATTTCCTCGATCACGTTGTCGAGCGCATTCGACAGCACGCTTTGCTCGACCGAGCCCAAAGCCTCGCCCGGCACATACTTGCCGAGATCGCCAGCGGCCTTGTTGATGATCTGTTCGGACGTGTAGGAGATCGGCATCAGCCATACTCGATTGCGATGGCAAATTCGCGAAGCTCTGTTTGCTCCACTGGCGCATCATGCGTGCCGGATCGGATTTTGAGATAGTTGACCGAGCGAAGATAATCCGGGGGCACGATCACCCCCGAATACGGAACCAGCTTTACCGTGACTTCCTCGCCAAGATGGTTGTAGAGATCGTTGAACATCTTGCCGTCCGTCGAGACTTGGAACGTGAGCAGTGCGTCACCATCCCATTTTGCTGGCATGGTGATCCGCACCGGCTGACCAGCCCGGCAATCGGCCACGTCCGACAAACTTTCCCCCGCCTGAATGAACGGACCAATCACCAACTGGATTGTCATCGCGAGCCCTCCTGAAACGGCCCAAGGGGCCGCATTAGCGGCCCTTGTGATCCTTGTGGTCTTTGTGATGCTCGCTCGCCTTCGACGCATGGGCGGCCTCGCCAGCGGCTTCGTCGGGCGGTGGCGGCGGTGCTTCTCCCTGCACCACTTCAAAATACTTGTTGCCCGCGATCTTCTTGAGCAACCCGCCCTCGACTTCGACCTGTTCGGGCTTGCCGTCATAGAAGGTGAGCCCGAACGCCTCGACCACTTTGCTGTCACCTTCCGGCGCGTGATAGGTCACGGTCGCCGTTTTGGCTGTCCTCTGCATGATCCAACTCCTTGATTTGCTTGCGTAATGGTTAGGAACCGTTTCACATGAAACGGTTTTTTACGGGCCGATGAAGCCCTCCAAATAGAAATTGGTGATGGCACCGGCAGCGGGGGTGACACCGGCCGCCGTGGCCGTCAGCAGGATTTCAGTGTCGGACGGGTAGCGATAATACTGACCACCCGCCGCGAAGGCGTTGATGGTGCCGCCACCGACACCCACCGCCGAAGCCGAAACCAAGCGCGCGGGATTGGCCGCAATGCCCTGCACGGCATTGCCGTTGTCGCCGATGGAGAGTGTCAAACCCGAGGCTGCGAGCGCGGGGACGACGGCGTTGATGCTGGTGACAACAAAATCTTTCGGCACCATGAAGCACGCCACTTGGTTGTTGATGGTGCCAACATCGGCGGCCTGAATGGCGAGAGTGGAAACACCATAGACTTTCTTGGTGCGCGCAAAGCCTTCGCTGCCAGCCTGCGGCTGTACGTATGCCTTTCGAGGGGCCATGATCGTGATCCTTGGTTGAGGAAAAGGGAAAAGCGCCGGGTTGCCCCGGCGCGTTGATTTCTCAGGTGTGCGGCGGGGCTGCGGTAAAACCTGTCACCATGCCCCAATCAACGAGATCGCCAGCGGTCGCACCGACAACGCTTTGCGGTGCCTTCGCAATTTTTCCGACGCCGTACTGCGTCTCGATGCCGATGCCGAACACGAACTCATAGTCGCCATCCTCAAGCGTGGTCGGGCGCGGCAACTGGCCCATCGCATAGGCCATCGCCGCCTGACCGCACAGGAAGAAAGGCTCGACATCAACGCCAGCCGCACCGGCACCCGACAGCAACAGCCGCGAAGTGATTTCGGGGATGTTCTTGTAGAGGATGCCGTCATAGAGCAATGCGCCGCCCGTGAAGATCGGGTTGGTGCCGGTCGCATTGTTTTCGCGGGCGCGAGCGTCGCGGTTCGCACCTTGCATCGCCGGATCGTTTTGCAGATTGGTAAATGCACGGTCGCCGATAAAACAGACGTACATTTCCTGATCCAGTTCCTCGATCTCCCAAGGCGTGATCTTGGGCCGCCCGTTGTAGACGCCGGGGTTGGTCGGATCGACGCCGCTTTGCTTGGCAAGCTGTTTTGCCAGCGAGCCGACCGCTGCCGTCATGATGTCGGTCGGGCTATCGACGTTGGCAATCGCGGTCGCAAAGGTCGAGGCATAGTTGCCCAAATCCTTGCCGAACAGGATGCGATCATAGTTTGCCGCAGTCCAAGAGTTCTTCTGCGCCGTGGTCGCCAGCGTCCACTTGACGCCGTTGACGCGGTTGCCGGGCACTTGGAAGCGGTTGGGCTGGATCGCTGCGGTCGGGATCGACAACAGCGTGTCGGTCAAGTCATCGCGAACGATACGGCGCGACCAGCCACGCAACAGATTGCGGGCGGTCGAGCGGACATCGAACGAGCTTTCCTTGTTGGCGGCGCGGTTGTTGGCGACCGCGTTGCGGCCCCAATCGGCCCACACTGGAAAGCCGTAGCTGTCCATCATTTCTTCATTGCCCCGCAGCGTGCCGACGCCGACACCCATGCCGGTCAACTGATTGACCAGCGGGACATTGATCTCTTTGCCGTTCGCTTCAAGGTCGGCCATGCGGACGATGACGGACGTAGAGGTGTCGCCCATGAAAGGGTCGAACCGCGAGCGTCGCAGAAAATCCGAAATGACCTGACGGCGAAACTTGATGAGTTCGTTATTGACGTGATTACTAGTAAGCATTGCCGTAACCCCGTTGGGTTAGCGGCGCGTCTCCTTAACTGCGCCGCTTGGCTGAGACGGCTGCGCGGAATAGAGCATCGTCGGACGGCTCAACCATTTGCTCGTCCGGTCCTGCCGCTCCAATATCCGCGAGCGATGGAATGACGGGGACGGTCGATTGAGTGACGGCGGGGCGATTGATCTGCGATCCGTTCGCCTGCGCTGTGCCCTTGGCGGCCTGAATGACCCGCTTTTGAAATTCCGGGTCCTTCATCGCTTCTTCGAGAAGTTTCGCCTTGTACGCGCCGAGGTCGCCACCAATCTGCGTCAAGACTTCTCGGTCCTGATGCCATTTGGTGATGACGCCATAGGGATCGTGCGATTGCATCGCACGTTGCCATGTCGCGTGAGCGTTCGGATCGTGCCGCGCCATGCCATCCGAGAGGGCCTGATGCGCCGCCGTGACCTTATCCTCACCGAAAATTCTCGCCGCGTTGTCTCTCGATATCAGTTCGCGGGTCATCTGGATTTCGTTGCGGAATTGGTCGATCAGCGGCGCGACTTCCTGCTTCACAAAAGCCGATGGATTGTCGAACACATCGGGCTTTGGTTGCTGCGGTTGCTGCTGTTGACGGGGTTGCACCTCAAGAGCGGCTAACCTTGCTCGCAGTTCATCGCGTTCACGTTCCGCGCGCCTGCGGCCTTCGCTTTCCTCCCGAAACCGCCCCGAGGGAACGGCTGCGTCGGGTTGCTCTGGCTGTTGGCGTTCGGGCTGCTTCTGCTGTTCCGGGGGTTTGATTTCCGGCTTGGCTTCCGGCAGCGGCGGGTTCTCGAATTTTTCGAGGGTCGGTGCATCCAGCACCTCTCGAAACAACGCACCATCATTCTGTGGCGCGTCTTGGCCTTGGGTTACGTCAGTCAATGTCAGTCTCCCCGGAATTTTCGTGATCCGGCTACGTGGTCCCGATGTCGCTCAAGACAGGCGTGGTGATCTGGTCCCCGATCACAGGGGCGCTCGATTTCGTTCGTGCGAGACGTGGTGCCGCGATTTCGTTCGCGGCGGACGTAATTATTCCGGCAACTGCCGTTGCACTTGCCGATCCGCGTTGCGGTGGAAGTGATCGACCATGCGATCCGCGTTCTGGTGCGCGCTGTTGACGAAGCGATCCGCGTTGCGTTGCGCGTGATCGGCAAGCAATTGCAGCGGGCTTATCAATGCCTTGTGATAGATGCCGGTGGCGCTGGCGCGCTTGTGCATCGCGGTCGCGTTGGTTTCGTTGATGTCGGCCAACTGTTGCGCCACGTCGAGCGGCGACTTTTGCGGCTGCGGCGCGTCCGGTATGCCTTCCGAGTGCGCCTTGGCAATGTTGAGCATGGTCTTGGAATGGGTATTCTCGATGTCGGCCTGCGTCTTGCCGACCTTGGCCGTCTCGCCCTGCAACGCGATCTTTTGCGCGGCCTGCTTCATCGGGTCCGGCGTCGAGATCATCTGTTGCAGTTTTTTCTTTTCCGACAGCGGAAGGTTGGACGCCTCGATGATCGCGGTCGGGGGCACTGGAACGTTGTTCTGCGCCAGCGCCATCAACAGATCGAAGATGTCGCCCATCACGGTCTCATTGTCCGCGCCTTCATCGATCTTGATCTCGACATCGATATTGCCGAGCATGTTCACCAACGCCGGCAAACCGTATTCATTCAGAGTGACGCCGTTGATCTGCATGAATTGAGCCACCGGCTGATCGCCGGAAACCCGAAGCATGCGATCCGCGGTCCAGAATTTCTGCGCCGCCAGCCAGCATGCGCGATAACGGTCCAGTTTCCACATTCGGAAATTTTTCAGAAACGGCCCAAGCTCGGCGAGGCCAGCCTGTTGCAGCATGTTGGCGGCGCGACCGGAAACATTCTGGCCGAATTGCTGAATGAGTTGCTGATTGGGGCCAAAGGTGTCGATCTCTTGCTTGGCGTCATTGTAGTAATTGGTTTGCTGCAAAAATTCCTGATCGGGTTGGATGACCTCGACATCCTTGCTGTCGCCACGATAGACAATGGTGCCGTCCGGCCTTGCGATTTCGCGACGGGTCACTTCCAGATCGTCAACCGCGCCTTCCTTGATCTTCAGTTGCCGGGTGTTCATGATGTGGATCGCCTTGGAGCGATGCTGATTGATCGCGTCCTGCGGCCCGCGAAGCCTGCGGATCAATCCGTAGTGGTCGCCGTGAATGTCGATATAGGCGGCAAACGCATTGAATTTGGAAATCGACTGACCGAGTTCGTTGACGAACGGGCTGTCGCCGCTCATCAGTTCAACGACGCCAGTGTGCAGACACCACTTCCAGATATTGCCTTCGCGATACCAATGATCGATCACGCGGACACGATGATAGATATCAATCCACATCGGTTCACGGTCGGCGTCGAATGCGGTCCAGTAACCGCCATCATTGTTGACCGACTGCCGGATCAAGTCGCCCTTGTCGGGCCACACCGCTTCAAGCTCATCGGCATCCGCCCACTTATAGATGCCGTGAAACTTGGTGTCGTGAAAATCGTACTTGGTCGAACGCGGGTCATAGAACCATGTGCGCGGATCGCAGTAGCCGAACCGCAAATCAGGATCGCCCTTGTCGCCTTTGCCGAGCTTCATTTCCGAAACGCCGATGCCGTGGATCAACGCATCACGGCAGCATTCAACTTCCAGATCTTCCGCCATCGAGGCGTCGCAAATAGTGCGAATGACTTGGGTTGCGACTTCCGCACCCTGTTCGCCGTTCGGCGTATTGGGATAGGCTTTCGGATCGGTGCGAAGCCTGCGAATGGTGCCCGCGAGGCTGTCGATCTTGCGGCCGGTGCGATCAAAGGTGATTTGCGGCTGATGACGCCGTTTCAGGATGCGAAGCTGGTCGGCCGTCCATTGATCGATATGATAGTAGCGCCAACTCAACCGCTGCTCATCGATCTCTCTGCCCTTGGCGAACGCATAATTCTCAAATTCGCGGCGGCGTTTGACGGTCGAGGGAAATTGGTTTCCGTTGGCGTCCCATCCGTCATACTTCGCCATGCCAGGATCAGCATAGGAGCCCTGTACCCCGACATCTTCAAGCGAGATCATAGCGTCATGTGATCCACTGTTTTGAGTTTGCGGTTTGCGCCGTAACCATCGTCGGGCCGCTTCGGAGGCTTTTCTTTCGCAAGTTTTCCGATCACCATCCTGTCGAGCAGTTGACCTGTGAGGCCCATCGCGTCGCACTGGTCATCGTGTTTGGCGGCCGGGAATTGCAGCACTTCCGCCAGCCAGTCGGGAGCCCAATGGGCATGCTTCGGATAGTAGAGGCCATCAAGGGCGATGCGGCCTTGGATCGAACGGGCTCGCACGCTCTTGTCGCCGCGCGTCGGAAACTGAGATCGGTTGACGTAGACCCGGCGCTCTCGCATGCGCTTTTCGAGGAACGGGCCGACGCCACTTTTGATC